ACCACAATTTTCTTTCCCTCAGCGCAACGATACTCTGGCCGATGATTGTAGTGATTTGTCATTGCGTGTTCTGATGCCATGCCATAGAAGGTCGGGACTGACTTGCCTTGTGCATAGTCATATTCCCACCCACCAGACTCGTCGTGGCCTGCTAGCATGCCGCCTAGCATGACCATCTTGGCACCAGCGGCGAAAGCCTTGGCGACATCACCGGGATGTACGCACCCACCATCCGCGACTATACCCGAGAACCCCGGAAGATTCTTTGCATCTTCGGCGCAATGGTGAACCGCCGAAAACTGTGGATACCCTACTCCGGTCATCTTGCGCGTCGTACATGCGCTGCCGGGGCCGATTCCAACCTTTACAAAGTCTGCTCCTTCGATCCATAGTGCTTCTACTCCTTCTGGGGTGACAACATTTCCTGCAATAATATTTACACGATCTCCGTACTCAGTACGAATATTTTTTACTAGTGTCTTGAAACTTTCGATGTAACCATTTGCCACATCGATACAGACAAACTTGAAAAAGTTTTCCTTTTCCATGACCTTGTAGAATGTCTGCTGTGATGCCGTATCCATGCCGATAGTCGGCGCGGAGAAATACTGAACATCCTTTGCAAGTGATTCTAGATCATTCGCGGTATAATGCTTATGCAAGCAAGTTAACCACATGTGCTTGGTGAGGGCTTCTGCCATGTTTAATGTCCCAGTCGTAGCCATGTTAGCTGCAACGACTGGAACACCCGTCCAAGGAATTCTACCCACAGTTCTGATCAGGGAAACATCAGATCTTGAGTTGACCTTTGATGGTTGCGGTACGATCAGAACATCCGAATAGTCTAATTGTGTTTCTTTAATTTGCATAGTTGCTTGAGATTATACCACAGTGTCTGTGAAATTCCAAGCAGTGACTTCATGAAATTCTTGACTGAGAACTTTCCCCGTACTGGTTTCCAGAGTTTCTTTGGGCATGTGGCTCCAGCAACAGTTAACTTTACAGTCAACCTTGCTCTTGGGTTCATGCCACAGCCACAGAGTTTACAATACCCTATCGGATCTTGTGGTGATTTGGCAAGACCGGGGCATTTGAGGCATTGTTCTTTTCTGGCCTCAAATACTTTCTTGGATACTTCTGTTGTGAATGCGCTATTTAATTCGAATAAAAAATAACTAATAATTTTTTTAAATAATAATGATTTATTTTTATTTATTTTATTTTTTGTAATCGCACTTATTGATATTAAAGGCGAATTATGATTCTTATTTTCTGGATTTTCTATAGATTGTAATTTAGATTTAAATTTTTCTATTGTTCTAAATTTTTTCATTGCTTAATTCTCCAGCAACCAATAAGATTTTGTTCTCTTGCCCAGTTTGCAAAATCAATGTTTCCTTGTTGATTTGCGGCATTTTCGTGAACAAATATATTAAGACCACCACAATCACTGCAATTATAATTGACATTCTCAGAAACTGGGTCAAGTCCATCTAAACAATTTCTACAGCATCCTGTCTCGGTATCCAAAAAAGTACTAGGATCTGTAATATCAAAGCATAGCTCACCACCAATATTAGTACAATAAACAATTATATCCGGGGGAGTATAATCATCTGGATCAGGTGCAACATAGCACAATCGATTAACAAGATAATCATTGGTGTTATTACATGTAACACCATTATATAATGATGTATTTAATTGGCAAGGTGCATCTATATTTCTAAATTTACCCAGCCCATCACTAAATAATTTTAGTCCAGCACATAAAGATATCGCAATATAATTGCAAATGTAATGGTGTTCTGTGCGAGGATTATTTAATTGACTTTCAAATTCGCCATAATTATAAGTCGATGGCCCCGACTGACATTCAATTGATTGTATTGTTCCTATGTCACTAGCTAAACAAGATTCTTTAGGTAATACAATTCCTTCTAAAACTGGTGTAAAAAACCCACCGCATGCACAAAAATTACCTTTATATCTGTTAATCATTGCATTGTTTGTCATTCCTATAAAATTTAATTGTTCTTCAGTTACATTAAATAAAATATTTGAACAATCAAATTGATTATCAGATGTATAAATTAATTGATTATTATGATCAGGAATACATAATCCCCATGTTACTCCACCAAACGGATATGGGGATGGAGCGACAGAATCAAATTCTTCTGTAATACTTAAAGAATTTAGATATGATGCGGGAATATTGTCATAACCATCTTGTCCTGTTGTTATATCCGGAGCACCAGTAGCAGGGCTTAAATCCCGTCTTCCCGAGAATGCACTTGAAAATGCTAAAACCATACCCTTTTCAGCATCATATTGACCAAAATCAAAAACTGGAGGCTTACCTGCTTCTACCCAATCTTTGAATGCTTCTTGCGGATATTTTGGAGATCTACACCAAATCGATGCAATATTTTGACAATTTTCATCAAAATTTACAGATGTACCACATCCTCCACATTTACTTACTAATTCGCAACATTCAGAATTGAACATTCCAGTAAAATTTGCATATGGAATACTATACGGATAGGATGGAGCGGCTTCCCAAAATTTTTGTGGCGGCAAACCATAAGGCCATTGTGTTTGATCGCCTTGCGCTGTAATTGCTCTGTGAACTTGCACATTAGTGTTTTCGCAGAAATCATATTGAATTGTATCATCACATTCATATGTTACTGGTTCTACATTAAATCCAAAAACATCATCGGGAACGTCGTATGGATTCGTTCGTCTAAATGCTATTGGTCCATACCAACCAAAATCATAAGAAATAACATCAATGTCATTATTATAAGGTATTTGTGTTGCTGGAGCACTTGGAGTGCCTATTTCTACAAAAACTCCAGCACAATCAGATGTAAATGTAAAACTTACATCTGGAGAGGGGGAGCATGCAGCATTAAAGGCTTTATATTCTTCTTTATTCCAAAGATATTCATTAGTAGAAGAACAAGGCTGTCCCCAACATATCTGGCAATTATCTCTTGTTTTTGTTAATGCAACACTAAAAGTAGTGTTTTTATAATCTTCTTTTTCTTCCTCTGTTCTTTCTATTACTCTATGCGGAACTACTGTTGTATCCCATTTCATGTCTTTGCTTTGATATCTCACAAACGACACTTCATTTCTTCCAGCTGGTCTTACTTCAAAATATTGTTCAGTTCCGCCACCGGGGCATGGTTGATTGCTGTCGTTAATAACTTGAACTGGGTTGCTATGAGTTCCTAAAAATACATCTGGGTGTTGTGAGTAAGTTGATCTTCCACAATAAGGATCATTAACCCATCCAACTTCAATCGGTCCAGAATCCGGAGTTATGCAGCCATCCCTTATACAGTTCGTTCCCGGATTCCACGCAAAATCAAAGTCTCCTCTATCTCCATCAACGGGAGTTGTGCAATTATTAATTTGCGAGTGTGCTAACACTCTTGAAAAAGAAGGCCATTCTAATAAACTTTCTGGTCCTTGCACATATCCATATTTTCTAAAAAACCAATTATTTTCGGGTCTGGAAAGTGTATTGAATGCGCCGCCAGTTTCATCTGGTTCTGCGTCATCAGGTTCTCCGGTAGTTGGTGGTGGGCCTGCTTGTTGAACTAATCCCTGCCCCCATGCCGCAAATTCCCATCTTCCGGGCTGTACAAGCATATAGGTATAAGTTATTTGTGATAACTTTGCTATTAATCCTATTTTCCTTGCATTTCTTGTCGGCTCATCGTCATCTGGATAACTTGTATCCCAAATTTTGTTAATAGGTTCAAAGACATTTACATATTTCATGGCTTGTAAATTTTTTAATTCTTCATTTACGTCACCATTATCATTTTTGAACATGCATTCTGCATCTGGATTAAAATTTGATATTATTTCATTAATATCAAACGGCATGAATACATTTACTAATTCATTTCCTTCTAATTGATCAAATAATCCATTTACGGATAAAGCTCTTCGTCTTTTGCGAACAGGTCCTAATGGCAAGGGGAATGATTTTTCAATATAGTTAGATCGTTCATACTCAGGCAAATTTCTAAAAGATTGTATTAATTCAGCAGAAGTTCCATTTATTGGTACAGGTCTTTCAATTTCTAATTCTCCGAAAAGATCAAAAGTAATACCAGTTAAGCCAAATGATTCTCTATAATAACTTTCAGCTATAATAATTTCTTCGTAAGCTTCCTGTCTCCAATCTTTAACTAAGATATTTTGAAATCTTCTTCTTGTAAGTTCATTAATATATTCACGAACAAAATAAATAGCTGTTCCATCTGGATACGGTTGATCTGGGAATGGTGCAAAATTTCCTATCGGATTATCAAAGAATGCAGTAAAAGAACGCATAAAGGTAATTAAACTATCTTTATCGAAAAAAACTGCCGAAGATGGATCTTCAAGAATAAATTCATCAATATCAAATTCAAAAAACGGTATTGCAGAGCATCCGTAAATAAATCTTCTCGGTATGATATAACTTAAAGGAAATGTAATTTGCAAATCACCCAAATCAGGATAACATGCGTTGGCCTCTCCTAATCCCCAGTGATGTTCGCATTGAATAAATGCTAAAATTTGTGCTCTTAGAGGTGTTTTATAAATCCCACCTTCTAAAAAACCACTTGGTTCTGTTAATGGTTGTCCTTGTGAAAAATAATTTACAGGCGTTGTGAATGGATATGGGTCACCTTCATTATAAGAAAATATTTGCCACGCCCATGGATAATGTTCCTTCATTATTCTTCTTCTATATGGAGATACGCCCATTTTAGTGCAATAATTTCTTACTTCTTCAGCACCATATCCGGCATTATCTGCAATATTAGCGACTACACAGCAGCTGTCCTCTGACGCTGTTGAGCAAGGATATCCAACTTCCTTTGAAGGTCCAGAAACAGCGGGGCCGGGTAATGTTCCTGTAAAAAAGAAAGTTTCAAAGAAATTGGCTCCCCGACCTATTCCCTCTTTTAGCGTAGTGAAAAACGCTGCAAATCCACTCTGCGTTGGATCTTTACCCCCGCCATAATACGTCACCGCGCCCTCAAATCCATCTTCACTAGCTGCATCATTACCTTCATCAAATTGATTTGGTATCAATGTATGACTGCATTTATCACCTTGTGCTATTCTACTTCTATGTAGATTTGAGCCGGGCGAATCAGTTTCATTTCCCGGTCCACCAAATTGTGAAGCACTAACAAATTCTGTAGATTCGCATTCTGGAACATTTGTCGTATAGTTAAGCATGTATGAAGGATTCCACCAAATCCAATATGCTCCCATGTTTTTATACTCAAATTTAAATAAAGGATTATTTAAAGTTGAATCTACTGGCGATGCACCAACATCAATACCTTGATATAAGACTAAATCATCATTTGGATCAATTGGATTGCCGGACCAAGCTGTTATTCTATCCCCCCACATGCAGCTACTACAGCAAACATCTGGGCATCCAGTTGGGGGTGGTGGTGGAGATTTAGTAGATCCGCAGCAGCAAGTAGATAAAAAGGTCATAGTTCAGCTTCAATTTTTTCAACTGTATCTCTTAGAGTCTTCATTTCATTGGCCAGCGCGCGCCAGTCTTTTGTTTCTAAAAGATAGTCTTCGTATATATCAATGCAAGAATGCGCTTTTTTGATTAATGTCAGAAGAGATTCTTTTAATTCTTGCTTGTCCATATACTATGTATTTTCATTATCTTCCTTTGTCACTACTCTAATCACGTTTTCTTCTGCTTTTAAGTTTTCGTTTACCTTTATTTTATTTCGTCTGACCTTCAATCCGGCATTTGTTATCTCAATTGGATTTTCTTTCACCTCTGTTTCCAAAGGCGTTTGTTCTTGAATAAACCCAAATGGGGTTCCCTCTTCCTTGGCACGATTTATAAGGTCCACGATATTCAGTATTCTCTCGTTTTTCTTTTCTTCTTTGGCTGTCTTATCTACTTGAACATCTATACTCTCTATAGTTTTATAATAGAAAGATCTATAGAATCTAAGATCCATATCAAAGACAGTAATAAGACCTGACTTGGGGTATGGGCTTTCAATGATTGATGATTTAAGCCGTGAGTTTACTCTAGGAACTTTTAGTTTTCCGAAGAATCTAGCTTTACCAGTTCGACCCGCATTTCCCAGATTTGTATTTCGGGTGCATGTCATGATTCTGGTTTGCCCATTAGTTATTTTTCGGAATGTTACGACGCAAATGTACTTTTCCAATGCTTCCATCAATTCCCCCATGGATAATGAGTCTGATGGTGCATAGTCAGAATCTGTCTGGGAAATTTTAAAAATTTCTCCATCTAATCGCTCCAACTTTATTTCTAAAGTGGATTGGTCTTCTTCGTCTTCTTCTTCTTCTTTGCTTTCTTTTTGATCGGCAAAGATTGCTGATAGATCTAGACCTTCGGTAATAGGTTTTACTTTATCAAACGGATCAGGTTGTTGGTTTGGCGGGGGCATTTTTATTTGTCCCAAATCCCGGCTGCGTTCGTTTTGTTTCCATATCATCACTTGGATATGCTGGTGTTGTCTTCGGTGTAGAAGGTGCTCCCCCGAAGAATTGATTATATTCATCAACAAATGGGAAAGCTTCGGGTATTCTATTTTTAAGATCTATTTGTTTGTAATAATCTGATGGACCCTCACTTTCTGGTCTTCCATTATTTACAAATGGTTGTGCGGATGCAAACAATTTATCTGTTACAGTAGGTTGTAACTTTAATTCTTTTCTATAAGCAGCCTTCATACTTTCTGGTGTGTATGTACCTTTTTTAAAATCTTCTGGTGGTTCTACGAAAGTTTTTACTACATCTCTTTTTGTTGAACCAAAAGCATCAGTGGCTTCCAAACTACCAAGTTCTTTTGCATTTTGCATATATTCATTCGAACCAAATAAAAGTTTGTAAACTTCAGATCCTATGGCAATTCTACCGCCATAATTTAAAGCACCACTTAATAGTTTTTTCATAGCCTCGGTTTCTTTTGAAACATCAACGCCACCAACTCTTATGGGAATTTTACTTGAAATAGCACTTGCTAACGCACCAATGGCAGTGACTCCACTTCTTAATAATTGACTCGCTATTAATGAACCAGTAACAGTTTCTACATTTCTAATATGTTTTTGTTTGAAATTAGCTGGAGCCTCAAATCCGACGTTTTTTTCTAGTTGGGTTTTTACATTTTCAAAATCGGTGAAAATGCCCATCGGATCGATTGCCAGTTGGGTATCGGATGGTTGGCCATACAGAGAGTTTATTAACGCATCTCGTTCCTTTTCTCTTTTTTCTTGCTCCGCTTTTACGGTTGGGTCAGACGGTATATGAAATTGATTTTGATCGTTTTCGTTTAGTCTTATCATTTTAAATATTCCAAATAAATTATTTTACCAAATTGATTTTCTTTACCTTCAATTGCAGAATATCCAAGAGTTAAATGGTGTGCTAACATCGCCTTTTCTAGCACATTGTCATCTCTTTTCAGATGAAAAATTATTTTTTCTGGTGCAAGCATGACTTCATAATGTAAAAGGCCAGTTAGAGCAACAACCATAGAATTTTGGTTATTATGAATACTATTAATATCATCGGAAGTAATATTTAAAATATCACCTTCCGGGCTATATGAAAGTAAAAATACAATATCTTGATATCCTACTTTTACTTGATTTTCGGAAATTATTTTATAATAAAAGCCTTTTGGATGTTTTTTGAAGTTTATCATATTAGTTCGTTATATTTATGGTTTTTCTTGAGGCAACCGCATCAGTTGAATGTCTCACAGTAATTTTATCCGGGAATGTGGATGTCGTATTTAAAATTACAAAAGAGCCATTTTTACCCGGAACTCCATAATATGATGTATTTGAATTTATTAAAGCTTGTTCTACGGCATCCAAAGTTAAAGATTCAAAAACCAATGAATATCCGTAATTGCTAGCATGTGATGTATCAAATTTATAAATGACATTTCTTCTTAATGTTGGGAAATTGGTCAAATTATTTGAATAGATGATGCCAATCCCACTGACACTTATTTTGTAAATTTGGTCAAAATTTGTTCCTAGAACGACATTTGTCGCTAGGGCTGAACCAGTATCGCACGATCCACCGACCGAGAAAACATCTTCGGTATAGGCCGCAGGATACTTAAATTGTCTTAAATATGATTGCAGTTCAGTTTGATTTTCAAAACACTCAAGGAATGTTCCTTCGGCATCGTAAAGCTTTGAAGATCCAGTTTCAGTATCATCTGATGATTTTGAAAGATCATTAACGCCACGCATGAATACTTTAAACTGTAGTTGTTCTCCGATATAACTTTCATTAATAACAGAATCTGTTAAGAACAGAAGTTCTTCCCCGTTGTCAAGAGTTTTTACATAGGATACGCCGATGTATCCGGGATTTAGGGTTGAGCCATCAATGCTGACAAAATCCCCGTAATATAAACCAAGATTATTGAGAAGTTCTCTACCCAGAACATTTTTTATGACGTTGTAAGTCGTACCCGATAATCCTGAAATGCGATTAAATTGCGGAGGTTGTAAAAAATAATCTCTATTATATTTCGTTATTTGATTATCAATATCTTCAATGGTAACTACATTGGCAATTACAATGTTGTTTACATAAGAATCAAAGGTGTATGTTCCACCAAGATTAGCATCAATTACTTCTGCCTCATCTAAGTAATCAGCACCTGAAATTGTAAATGTATAACCAGCAGTCAATCCTCCGAAGAATAGACTAAGTTCTTCGAAATCACTATCTTGAAGACATTCGTTATAGTCAATTAAAACTTTATTGAAGCTGTCAAAATAAACAAACTGAGGGCTACATTTGAGCCGTTTATTGTACAAGCTATACTCATCTGATTGTAAAAGTTGGATGCCGTATAGGGTAGCACCACGCACTTCCACGAAGGCATAACTTGAGGGAGATGAAAAATGCATTTTTTAGTATGCTAGGTAATATACGGTAGTTGCAGCTGTGTCAGATTTTACGAAAAGATTATATGGGTTTGATATTTCGATGAAAAGCTTTTCACCGGGATCCATCTGGAATCCAGTTGCTCCCGTATTGCCAGTGACATAGACTGAGTATCTATTTGACGCGGCTGATTTAATTTGCACTCCATAGGTTACGCCGATGCTAGTGATTGAGGTAAGTCTTTGGAATGAAGTAGTAGTAGCCAAGGAACCCGTTGATACTGTGGATACCAACTCAGGCATGGTCTTGATCTTTCCTGTACCACCAGAAAGATAAGATGAAATATTAGCAACATTTGTGTTTATAGTATTTCCAAGATATGCGGCATTTGTGCTTATCGTGGATAGTGTAGATTCAATGGTTGTTCCAGTTACAATTACTGGATTTCCACCCGTATAACCTTGAATCTTAAGGGGTGATGAAACGTCGTTGATAACCGCAACTGTAGATGCTAAGTTTGCGGTGATGCTGAAGGATCCTCCAGCCAACGAAACGTAAAGGGCATTCACACCAGTACTTGTGTCTATCGATGCAGAAGCTGTGGTGTTTCCACCAATTATCTTCGTAAACAGGGGATATGCAGTACTGGCTGACTGAACGTAACCACCTCCACCCGTAGTGAAGGTATCGGCAAGAGTATTTACTAGAACACCAAATGTAGTACCAGATCCTGTATTAAGAGAATTTGAAATGGTTGTTAGCTTGGTGTTTGCCCCAGAATCAGTAACTGAAACTGCGGCTCCAGAAATACCAGCAACTTCAAGATATGTGCCAGAAACATTTCTGACATAGGCGTTTGATATTGCATTTAAAGTAAGTCCACCTGTAATTCCGTATAGAGAAACGGGAAGTGGACTTGTAGCACTCACTCTATTAGTTGTAGTATCACTTCCCCATGCAATTTTATTTACTTGAACATGGTGGGTGAGGAATGTGCCAGCGTCCCCGGTAGTGCCATAATCCGTGGCGATGCTTGCAGTATTTCCTCCAGATGCTACAATAGTTACATTGTCGTCAGTATCAGCTGCCATTTTATCTCCAGTTTCAGTAATATATAGGTTATATAATGCTCATAGACATCTCACACAAAAATGAATTTTCCAAAAAAGTGGAAGATTATGTGCTTAAACACAATTCAAGCTATTTGGATGCTGTTCTTAACACAGCACAAGAATATAATATCGAACCGGAAGCAGCTGCAAAGCTTATTTCCAGACCGATAATCGAAAAGCTTTCGGCTGAGGGCAAGGAACTAAATATTGTTAAAAACAACAAGTCTAGACTTCCCTTTTAAATTTTTTACTGTATCATACTCTCATTAGGCCAAGGTAGTTCCTTGGGAAAGGTTTTATATGTCAAATTTCAGTGATTTCAAAAAGCGTTCTAAGTCAAGCATCGAAGATCTAACCAAGAAGATTGAAGATCTCAATAAGGAAGCATCCTATAAGGATGATCGATTCTGGAAGCCAGAAGTCGATAAGGCTGGTAATGGCTATGCCGTTATTCGCTTCCTTCCTGCTGCTCCCGGAGAAGACATTCCATGGGCTAAGGTTTACTCACATGCCTTCCAAGGCAAGGGTGGCTGGCTCATTGAGAATTGCCCAACCACGATTGGTCAGAAGTGCCCAATCTGCGAAGGCAACAGCGAACTCTGGAACAGTGGTATCGAAAAGGACAAGGATATCGCTCGTAATCGTAAGCGCAAGCTTTCCTATATCTCAAACATTCTAGTTGTCAGTGATCCGGCTAATCCGGCCAACGATGGCAAGATGTTCCTCTATAAGTATGGCACCAAGATCTTTGGCAAGATTCAGGAGTCTATGCAGCCTCAGTTCAAGGATGAGGAAGCCATCAACCCATTTGACTTCTGGAAGGGTGCTAACTTTAAGTTGAAGATTCGTAAGGTCGCTGGATTCATCAATTACGATAAGTCTGAGTTTGATTCTCAGTCAGAACTCTATCGTGGTGATGATGAGAAGCTTGAGTCGCTGTGGAAGAACCTTAACAAGCTTAACGAGTTTGTCAACCCGACTGAGTTCAAGACTTACGAAGACCTCAAGAAGAAGATGAACGATGTTCTTGGCGGGGATCTCCGTGACATTGGTGCTCAGTCAAAGACGATTGAGGATGAAGATACTCCATCATCTCCTAAGCGGTCTGGTCCTTCAGATTCAGAAGATGCGATGGCATACTTCGAACGTCTGTCTCGGGAAAATTAATAACTTAAATTTCTCCAGCTAACGTCAAGAACTTTTTGTAACTGCAATATCAACCCGGAGTCGCCAATACTATTGAGGCTCCGGGTTGATTGTTCATTACGGTTTGGTTGAATTGGTCTTTGACCAAGAATGGCGGGAATTGTGGGTGCTGATGCAGCCTCTGATTTATCTGAAATAAGTTGCTGTGGATCAAATTTTTCTTGATTGATCTTAATAGGATTTCCGGATTGAATTGTCTTCAATTCCTGAATTTTCTGCATAACGACTTCTTCAAGGTCTTCCTTTTGCTCGTAAACTGAAAGCTGTTCAGATCTAGTTTCAACCTTGATCTTGTCTTGCTCAGGCATATTCCTTTCAGCCTGACGCTCTTTCTTTTCTTGTACCGATAATTCCTTCTCCTTAGTTTTTACTTTAGCTTCTTTGATCTTCGGAGGGGGTGGAGTTTTTTCCTCAATCTCTTTTGGTACAACTTCAGTTACCTTTTCATTTGATGCTTCTTCTTTTTCATTTTTTTCACCAGTAACATCATTAGTAGTTTTTACTGGTTTGGCTTCAGTCTTGTAGCTAGATTTTTTATTTGCGAGTTCAGTTTCTATCTCCTGAAGTCTTTTATCATAAGCCTCTTGAGTAATTTTTTTATTATCAAGATCTTCTAATAGTTGCTCCTTTTCCTTTTCCAATAGATTGGTGTCATCTTCTGGCTTTGAAGATGTCTCAGTGAGGATCATTTTAAAGAAGTTGGTTGGCTTAGGTTCTTCGTTCATGATAATTCGTTATATCCTTTTGCTGATGCTGCTTTAAGTTTTTTCTCCGTCTGATATGCTTTGATTTGTGATATGAAAACATCAAGTTCCCATGGAATCATTCTTTCAATCTCGGATAGCGGAAGATCATGTTTGTAGATAAGATTGAAAAATTTTACATACTTATCTACTAAATTTTCACTATCGAGAATTAAGAAAAAAAACGCAGATGTTCTCCAATAATTGCTGTTCTTGAAACTCCATCAGAAGTTGTGTAGCCAACTTCAAAATAAATTTCTGGATTATTTTCTATAAAATACTTTATTTTATTGTATTCATCGATTTTTAAATTTTTAAGAACTTCAACTCTTTCCTCAAGAGGAAGATTATCCATAATGAAATACTCATCTTGTTTTTCAAATGATTTAATATGTAAAGCAACCTTTTCTTCGACTGTAAGCTCCGAAGAGATACAATCTTTGGCTTTAATACTTTCAAAGGTAACTACTTCTCCATTACCAATCATTAAAGTCTTGCCTTCAATGAGACTTATCTTATGATCTAAAACATTAAGACTGATCTTGTGCTTTTCCTGAGTAGTCGGGCAAGTTATTTCTAGATCTAATTGTTCTCCCATCGACTTTGCTCTTAGAAATAAAAAGCATTGTTCCACTAAAGCGAGTTCAGCTTTAGGACTGAGTGGCATATCATAACAATCATTAATTAAATCCATCACAGTTTTGATTACTAGATCATTTCTGGATTCTTCTTTTATGATCGCAAGATTTTTTTCATCTTTTACTAAGAATGGTCTGAAATATTGTTCTTTGCCATTTAGTAATTTTGCTTTGTACTTTGGTAATCTTTTTTCAAAATATGACATATATTCCTCAATTATTTTTAAATGTATAAGTTCTAAAATTAAATTCTACCGTTGCAAACATAACAGCATTTTTTTCTGTTTCTCCAAATTGTAGTGGGAAAATGCCGATTGGATAAGCCTCTGAAAATATAAAAGTTGATGATATTTTATCTTGTAAGTTTAGAGTGGCTACTATAACTTGACCCAAAATAGATGTATAATCATTTACATAGGTATATCGATTACCCGCAAATCCAGTACCACTTCCATTTAGCTTAGATCCGTCATTGACGATATCTTCGACCCAGTCATTAATGGCTTTGTAATTAGTCCATTTGGCATCAATGGCCATAGTCATCAACAATGAACTTGTTTTATCATAGTCAAAGTTGATCGGAACATTTCTACCAATATTTGGTCCGGTAGTAAAATCTCCAATAACTCCTACTGATTTGTTGGGGAATTGAACTGAAAACATCGGAATGGAATTAGCGACTTCTTGGCCGTTTCTTGTAATACTTACTTCAAAGCGATTGCTTCTTTGAAGTCCATAAGTTTCTACCTTATTTTTTATGTAATTAATTGAGCTGTTAATTTGCATTGAATAGCGTCTTTTCTGTTAAAATTTTGAACTTCCAATTATTTTTTTCGCATAAAACCTTAGTAGCATTCCATTTGGCTTCGTTAACTAAATATTGAATCTTTGCTTCCATATAAGTTTTTGTAGCCTTTTTTTTCTTCTCAGGACTTTTTGTTTGTTTAACTGGCTTGACTTCTATTATGAAGACTTGTTCTTTACCATTTTCTTCTGTCAGAATTATGAAGTCTGGAAAATAAGTATGTACTTTTTTGTCAATGGGAGAAAGATATGGAATTTTAATTTTTTCATATCCCCACTTTTTGACGGTTGCAGTCTCGTCTAGATATTTACAAAACTTTCTTTCCCACAAGGATTTCGTATAAACATGCGTAGTTCCACCCATGTATTTATGGGGATTGGAAAGCAAAATTTTTGTTTTATACGGCATACAATATCTATACATAAAGCATGGGAGTTTATAGATATCCATTAGCATATGCAGCCGAAAATCCATTCTGGATTTACTTTTCTGCTGCCGATTACTCAGTCCGAGCACAGAATAGAACTAGGGCTGGAGTGGCTTCTAGAGCTGTCGAAACGGTCATATTGCCGTTGCCTATGAACTATGATCTAGAAACAAATCATACATTCAATGAAGAACTCAGCTTTGTTGGTCCCCACCTTAGCGTTGCTGGTATGGCAAATGCGGGTGGTCCATTGGCTTTGACCGAGCGCATAGCATCTTCTGTCTTTGGCTTTGTGGAGCCATTAGTTGCCACGGAAACGTACAGAAGATTTTCAAATATTACTGAATTGGCGTTATTAGCAGAAGCCAGACGGCAATTTAGATTTCAATATCTATTTGTCCCAAAGAATGCTCAGGAAGCCGATGTTGTGTGGTCCATTTGCGATTTATTTAATACTATGTCTTATCCAGTTACTGGTGGAGTTCCAGAAAAGGCATATCCACCACCTCTGTGGAGAATAGCTGGCAATAATTATAAAGTAACCTCTCAATGGCTACAAGAGCCTCTAGTTTGCGTATTGGCTGCGGTTGCAGTAAGCCCTATTCCACAGCAGGATGCTTATGTTCCTCGTTATAGAATAGACGGAAGTCCAGTAGCCACTAGACTGTCATTGACCTTTATGGAATTTGAACCCGGTACAAGAGTTCCCGGTGCTCTTGGTGGTATCAGAAGCAAGTCTGAAATTGCAGCAGGAATAGGCTAATGAAACTTAATATCAAAAATACTTTTACTTTGTCAAAAATTGAAGGTAATAAAGATATCAAAATAGCAGATATCTTTGGTAAGATTAAATTACCAAATGTGGTGGAAGAATCTTTTAGTCCATCTGAATATTTTTCACCAGAACAAGTTTCTTATGCAAAATATGGAGATCCAAATAGAAGTTTTCAAATATTGCAAAAATCAAAGATCGTAAATCCAAAATCAGATTTACCAAAAACAAAATACTTTATTACTAAAGAATTAAATTCTGTTTATTATATTTTAAACGCTCTTCCTAATTTACAGGTCGGTGATATTATTGTTAAAAAAGTAGGATCATTTTTTGATCCGACTAATAATTTTTTTGTAATAACTTCTATACAAAGATTAACAGATTCTACAGATAACATTGCTATTTCCACAAAATACAAAGGAAAATTACTTGCAACCGATGCTGTGCAAGTGATAAGAAATGGTGCTATCTTTTACGACGATGCTACTATAACCCAAAGTAGCACTAAAAATAAATTTCCTCTTAACTTCGTATCAGATGATGGTGGTAAGGTACAAAAGTATAATCCAACACTCATTAATTCACATTTCTCTGGAACAAAATCTCAATACGCATTTGCAGATACATATTCGTCAACCCAAAGTCAAGCATCAAGCGATCTAAGTACATTTACATTGAACAGACTATAATATGCTTCCAAATTTTATTAAAATAAGAGAGATTTCTTTTTATCATTATAGTACGGAAGCATTTGAAGATATTTTAATTGGCAATATTGATATTGGAGATCCTACATTTACTTTTGTGGGTGATTCCGTTTCTAGATCGATGTTTGAACGATTGGAATTCAGCAGTGGTATTGATAACATCTATGCAAACGGAATCTTAGTATTAAGAGATCGCGGAGATTTAATAGGTAAATTAAATCCTTCTGGTAAAGATATTATTAAAGTTGTGATTACTTCGGATGATGATGCGTCTGAAGAAATAGAACAATATTATGTTGCTTCGGAATGTTCATACTCAAGTGGAGCAACAGATAGAAAATATACCAAGCTAGTTACATTTAAACTTCTTTCAATGAATCTTTATAGAAATGAAAGAGCTATAAACAGCCAAAATATTACTGAGCTAAAATATGGATTTATTGATAACAGTAATTTGATGTTTAATAGAATTTGTAATAATGCTGGATTTTATTATTCTGATACTGGAACTGGTGCATCTACAAGAACTTGCTATTATCTTAAAAATAAGAATCTCATTTATCCAAATAACAGAGTAACTGATGACAGCCCAATGTCGCATTTACTATACATGAGTAAATATGCTCTTCCAGCAGACCCAGAAAATAATTTTCCGTCATATTATGTTTATGATGACGCAAATGCAAGTTTGCAATTTAAAAACATAATACCTGTAGATGCAGAAGATGTAACTTATTCTACAAAATTTATTGTTGGTAATATTAATACTATTCAAGGCACAGAAGTTCCATTTGAAATAAAACCAACAAAACAATTCTCATTTTCAGAACTCATAAACTCTGGTGCACTAAGTTCTTATTATGAGTGCGTATTCCCAGATTTTTACAAACCTTACATCGACTTCTTGGGCAACACTGAATATGTAAAAACAAATGTTGAATATAACATAACTGATTTGCATCCTAATTTTGCAAATTTATGCTCAGTAAATGACCGAGGATTATCCTACACTTTGGTAGATGAAGTGGTCGATGGTATAACGCTATTTTATAGTGCTTATATTCCAACTAAACGATTCGTTGATGATAAACCATATGGTTATTATGATACAACCTATTTAAATTTACCATATGAACCAGTATTTAATGTTTATGCAAATATCGATTCACCAAAGACAACATTAAAAATTTATCAAACTATGTTTGATATTTTTCCTTATACTGATGATTTTTTCACAGCAGCCAATGCTCCGGGAATTACGTCAAGTAAAGCAATGATTTCAAAAATAGTTGAAATACTTGATGGAGCTGAAAATGCGAAAAAAACATATCATGAAACAATTACTTTAAAAGAACAATATAATGTCTTTAAGTATGTCCTATGCTGTATGGAAGGTGAAGGTCCAGATGATGGTGCTGCTTTTGATGCGGTTGTTAAATACAATAGAGTGCTGACAAATAGCTCGGACACCAAGCATCCAGTATATCTCTACACATTTAAAGAAGTAGAATTTGTACCTATAGATTTTAATGTTTTCTTTAGCGGATATGATACTTCTTTATCTGGAATCACGATTATAGGTGGCTCATTGGCTGGTGTCACCATTCAAGGAATCACCTTGGACATTTCCAAGTATGATTCTTTCTATTGGCCAACTGGCGCAGTTACAACAGTTTTCGATATTACATTGGGCATGGCAGGAGTAGCTAATGCTTCTAAGAAGCACAATATTCATTATATTCTTGCTGGTAAAAAGGATGGTAGGGTTGGATATTGTTTCAATACAAATGAAATGATGAATTTCCACATCAATCCCGAATCCCTTGGAAACACATACACATATTTAAACAATGGTATAACTTTAGGTGCTACTGGATTCTATTATGGTGGATCTGGTTATGATTTAACACTTAAGCAATTGGTTCTTAGAACAAACACAAGTGGTACTATTGTTGATACCTTTGCATTTAATGATTATAGAATCATGCCCATTGGTTGCAATAAACAAAATTGGTCACTTGAAAACGGAAATGAATATACAGATCCTCCAAATCAAACTACTAGCACTAAATGTAATATTAGATCTAGACATCATGTTACTAAGATAACACAAAAAAATATAACTGGTCTTAATGGATTAACTGGGTTGACCTACACTTGTGTTGGCATCACTGCTCTTGTTGCTGGCGTTACTCAAAATCTAACCATTTGCCCAAATACAAAATATTATCTTTTTGATGTGCAGAATGCTATAGATGGATTCTGTGGTATTGAATGTGAACTAAGCGATAACACAAATCCAATATTCGGTATTCAAAGTACTCAGAGTAATCCATTTAGTTTCATCAAACCATTACCTACAGGCTACACAGCAATATGAAACAGTTTAAAAGAATTCTTACGCACTTTTTACATGAAGTGCATGAACATGATGAAAGATTTTCGGAAGTAGAGCAGTATATTTGTGCTAATCCAGACGCTGTTGATAATCAACCAAGAGATATAGAAGATTGTATTGCTAAATTTCCAAGATTAAGTGCCTATAAACCAATAACACCAGAACCACTCAACTCAACAATAGAACAGCTTTTTAGTAGTGCATCTGAGTGTGCTGGTATATCAAATATTTTAGGTACTACTTATCTGGGATGTGAATGGGGACATCCAACCTCTTCTATATCGTGTGAGTGTCCATATGTAAGTGAGCCGTTTTTTACTTATATGGCTCATAAAAAGCTTTCGGCATCATTCTATAATACACCATTGAAAACTCCAATGTTCCGATCTGCCTTCGAAACACTTTTGAAGGCAAGAAGAATATCAATAACTGTAAGAGGTAATTTTTCTTTTGATATAGGACAGATTATAGAAATTGAAGATAGCAGAACTGTGACTAAAGAAAATGAATCCATAACGCAGTCTGGCTTTTCGGGTAAATGGTTAATTCTCAATGTAAAGCATGTCTTTAATAAAGACTACCATTATGAATGCGAATTAGACTGTGCTTCATATGACCTTATTACAGCTGGACTTAATCTACTAGAACCCGGAGATGTGTCGGGACTCGGAATAATAAATAGCTAATATGGCAAAAGATTTTGATTTAAACTTAACAGTATCGGCAAAAAGCAAAGATTTTGTGCTTTTGAATACTACTTCTGCTTTGAATCAGACCATTACAAATCTAGTCAATGTCAAAACAGGTGATATTATTTCAGATTTTGCCATAAGCTCTCCTCTTTCGAGTCTAAATTATTCAGTTGATCCAATTTATAGAGAATATTATTTAAGTTTAATACCCGATTATCTTACTCATGTGACTAATGGAGAGATTGCGGAGGTAGAAATCACCACAAACAGCGTTACCAATAATAAAGTTTCTCTGGATATTCGTTATAAAACAAAATTAAATTCGTCTGGTAGATCAAACACAGTTAAAATAGAACAGAACTTATACTAAAATGGCAATATCAACCAATAATTTAGACATTTCCGCATTAGATTTTGATTCAATAAAATCTGATCTTAAGACATATCTACAAACGCAAACAGATATTGGTAAGGATATTGGCTTTGAAACTGGTTCGGTTTCAGATTCTCTACTTTCAGTTTTATCATACAATACTCTGTATTATGCATATTACATTTACGCCCTATATCAAGAAACTAGCGTCGAAAATGCCACCAAGGTATCTTCAATTGAGAATATTTTGAAAGGTATAGGGTATACCGCTCCCGGATACAAATCTGCAACTGCAAATATAAGACTAACCTTCAAACCCGGTTCACCTTCGGCAACTCTTCAAAAATTCGATTTATTTGCTGCAAGCAATGAATTCGGTAAAAAATCATTCATCTATACTGGCAACACTCAAACCTTTTCAAGTGGATATCTTGATATTCCTGTGACCGAAGGAACAATTGTAAGTGAAGTGCATTTCTTGGATGCAAATGAAACTTATATTGAACTTGATGACACAAATATTGATATTGCAAACATTTATGTTTCTGTGGCTAATATCTATTGGACAAATGCAGTCAATTTTACCGGAGTTCCTACAAGTTCTTCAAAGGTCTTCTTTGTCGAAAAGGTGAATGGTAAATATAGAATTGTATTTGGTGGGTCAAGACAAGATTCTAGATTAAACGCTGCTGGCGACATTCCGCTTACTTCTGATGAAATAGTTTTATACTATATTCGTTCAAGTGGAACATCGGGCAATAATTGCAAAGTATTTACATCAACGAATCCATATTTTACAATATCAACAAATATTAATTCTTCTGGTGGTCTAAATCAAATAGGCGTTGAGTATCTAAGAGAAGTTTCTCCGCTTATTTTTGCATTGAATCCAACCAATAAAAGAATAGTAACAATCAACGATCTTAAGGGATTCATCGGCACACATTCTACTTATGATACCACTAAAGATATTGATACTAACATATCTGTATGGAATGGTGCAAATACCAATCTTAAAGAATTTGGAACTTGTTATTTCTCGGTCATAAATTCAACAAGCACAATAGGAAATCAAATTATTTCCGATCTAGTTGATTTCAAGGCTGGCAATATAACAGTCAAATATACGCCACCAATCACAGTCTCACTCGCTGTTACTGTAGCAGCTAAGTATCTTCCAAAAACAAAGAAGACTGCTGCTCAATTAAAATCAGGAATCGAATCTGCTCTAACAGTATATGACGTTAATGAATTTTTCAATAGCATAAATTCTGAGGATTTACTTGCTATAATGAGAACTGTTGATTCTTCATTATCAACGAATCAAACAACCATTTCAATGACTGCGACCTACACACACAGTCTTTTAAATGGTATAAATTTTGGGTTTGAAAATGAAATTGTAAGTTTCAATACAGAACTTTTTACTTCAAAATATGGCTCAGTAAAACTTACTAGTTCAATCGTAGCAGATATTACTGGGTTTTACAAAATTCAAATGAAGAATTCCTCTGATGTTTTTATGGATTATGTCGGAAGATTTAATCCCAAAACAGGAGTCATTTCGCTCAAGAATTCTTTTAATGCAACAAGCATCATCTTTAACTTTGTTGTCAAGGATATGGAAGCTGTTAAGAACTTTGTAGTCGATCCTACATTTACAGTAACTACAGAAATACTATGATATTATTTTTCAATCCAGAAACTCAAGGTTTAACCGTATCATTCGATGCGAGTTATTATATTGCTGAACTGGAAAGTTATATTGCTACAACATTTAAAAGCACTACTCCACCTACAAATAAAATTTTCGTTGAAGAATACTTTCCTCAATGGATACGAGAACAACACAATAAAAGCCCAGTAAGATTTGTAAGCTTCTTACAAAATTATTATGACTGGCTATTTACTGTCGTTTCTGGTGGAGGATTTGGGGCAGATTATGAACTTGAAAAACTATTGGGTCTGCGAGAACGCCCGTTTAGTTCAGTCGATGAATTGATTTATCTGTACGCACATGATTTTCATGGAATATCATACACCTCCACACAAGTAGAAAACTTCAGACCCTTTATAGAAAACATTCAGAAAAAATATCTTGCAGTAAAGGGAACTGATTCTTCATATGAGTATTTTATTAAACAAATTTATGGATTCACTGCTGGAGTTACGGCCAATTATTCTAATTCTACTTTTGTACTGAATTCTACAAATATTGGACCCACAAATAAGCTTCAGGATAAAACTTCTGAAAATACATATACTGTCAAAATCGATGTCAGCTCGACTGCTGCCACTGCTGCTGACAAGAAGACTATAGAAGAATCATTCAATATTCTAGGATATAAGACATTGGTAATCTAACATGGCAAACACCCCATTCAACTCAAATGACTTTCCACTAAAGCAGTCACCGTATTATAGCAGAACATACGATTCTGATGTTGGTACTACATTTGGTTTTTCAAATAATCAACTTGTAGCTTTTCAACCCGGAAATCCACTTCAAGCCTCTGAATTAAACGAACTGCAAGAAAAACGTCTTCTCGACAACACTTTAAATTTTGAAATGTTGGGAGCATGGGCTAAAGAATGCTTTAGCAACAATCTAGATTTCCCTAAGTGGGATGGGGCTATTCCTCTATATCCAAAGACTGATACTATTGGATCTGATACTAAACTTATTGGTATCACACAAGTTGGAACCAATGCTCTACAAGTCCAGTTTAGAACTGGTTGGTATCTAGTCAAGACTGATGCTGGATTGAGAACTTGGGTACACTATGATAATTCCCCAGCTACCGTAAGTTCATTTGTCATGGCACCAGCTACAAACTATTATATTGGTCTTTCTAAGACTGAGGGGTATAGTGGAGCTACTGCAACAAACGATCTAGGTGATAATTCTGATGGAACTTCAGACTCAAGCATACCCGGAGCGGATCGTTATATTGTAGGTCTAGGATCTGTTATGTTTAGTACAGTTTCTGGCTTTACAGGAAACTTTGAGCCAATATTTAGTTACTTTAATAGTGGTCTAACTGGTGTCACAAACAGTGCTACATATCTTAACGGGTTGACATTCCACCCGTAATGGAGGTGAATTGTGAGTTGTGGTTGTAATAAAGGCAAAGATAATAATGGTAATAAAGTGAGAATTTTTAGAGATATTTCATCTGGAAAAACTGATGTAAAAAAACTCTATACGATGATTCAGGGATTTGCTTTGGCATATGCCTCTAGAGGACTGTCAAAAGAAAAAGCTCCCAAGGAAATCAAGCAACTAAGAGTGTTGAGTTGCTTTGGTAATGAATCTTCTGGCGGTGAATTGCCACCATGTCAACATTTAAAACAGTCATCTACTGAAGGTAAATTCTATTGCGGTGGATGTGGCTGCGGAGATAAGAAGGCTACTTGGCTCAACGGAACCGCTGAAGAGTATTCAAAGTTAGACTTCCCCTTCCTATCCTGTCCGTTGGCCATGCCGGGATTCTCAAACTATAAACAGAGCAATCCAGATGAAGCTAACGAACCTATTACAAGAAAATTCTATATTGAAAATATGGACTTTACGGATGTACAGGAAGTTCAAGTTACACAGCATGAATTTGATCCTGCTGCCCTTGGTTTAGCCAAGCAAGTAACCCAAGATGAACTTAAAAACATGTTTAAGAAAAATTCCGACTGAATCTAATGCAGCATACATATTAGTATGCCAGCATTAAATTCCAGAGAATCTTTAATAGATTACGCTTTTAGAGCTTTAGGATCTCCTGTAATCGAAATAAATGTCGATATGCAGCAAGCCTATGACAGGCTTGACGATGCACTCCAGTTCTTTGCCGAGAGGCATTTTGACGGGGTGGATCGTTGCTATTTTGATTATGTTGTCACGCAGCAAGATGTGGATCGCAAATATATCAATACTGATGCCTTTGGTCCAATGGTTGGTGCCGATGCATCTGGCCGTCCAGATGGACGGGATATTTTATCGATTATAAGAATTTTTCCTTTTGGTACTCATAGTTCAAATAACTTTTTTGATATTCGCTACCAGCTAGCATTGAATGACTTCTTCGGTATTAACACCAATCTTAACACAAGCGGTGCTGCCCCAGTAGCGACTTATGACATTGCTAAAAGATATATCCGGTTGATCGAAATGATGTTTGACCCGGAAAGAGCTATTCGTTTCTCCAAGGTCACAAACAAGCTTCAAATTGAAACTGACTGGACTGAAATGAAAGCCGGAACACATCTGGCTGTCGAAGCATATGTCCTGTTAGACCCAGAAAGATACACAGAAATTTATAATGACATTCTTCTTAAGAAATATGTAACGGCTCTTATCAAGAGACAATGGGGCGCAAATCTTTCAAAGTTTGATGGTGTTCAGCTTCCCGGTGGTATTGTCACTAGAGGATCCTCGATTTTTGGAGAAGCAATACAGGAAATCGCCATCTTAGAAGAACAAGTAAGATCTGCGTATGAATATCCACCTGACTTCATGACAGGATAAAAATGGCAACAAATCCATATTTTAGAGACAATTATTCTGGAGAGCAGAATGTTACAGAGTCCATCGTAATCGAAACGATTCGAATGATGGGTAAAAACTGCTTTTACATTCCAAGAGAATATAATAATATTTCTGTTCTTTATGGAGAAGATCCGCTTTCTACATTTACCAATAAAATTGAGATTGAGATGTATCCAGCAACTGTCAACGGATTTGGCGGTGCAGGAGATTTGGCCTCTAGATTTGGTATTGAAGTAAAGGACGATGTTACTTTAGTCGTTTCAAAGAAAAGATTTACAAAAGAAGTAACTGAAAAATTTAACACAATCACTCGCCCAAGAGAAGGTGATCTTATTTACTTTCCTTTATCTAAGACCTTCTTTGAAATAAATTTTGTTGAACACGAAACCCCGTTCTATCAGCTAGGTAAACTTTATACTTTCACATTATTCTGCGAAACTTTTGTCTTCTCGCACGAAGAATTCAATACAGATTCGCCATTGGATACTATTATGGATCGTTCAAAGGAAACATACTCATTGTTTATCAATGAGGCTGGTGGTACTTTCATGAATGAGTTTACGATTGGTGATAAACTATACCAGAATGGTTTCACCTTGGGTTCATCTCCAAAGACTGCTGCTGTTGTCAATTACAATACCAGAGTGAAGCAACTTACACTATCTCCGATCAAAGGTACGTTCTTATCTGGAGATATTGTGGTATCAAATGAATTTGGAATTACTGCTTCAATGACTGGTGCTACATCTTCCAATGTGGTTACCTACTTCAATACAGAAACAGATAATATTTCTGATATTGATAATCCATTCGACATGCTTGTGCAAGATTATTACGCTGGAGTCACCCCAAGCTTAATCGACTATAGCGAAGATAATCCGTTTTCAGAGGGTATTTAAATGTCTGATATAACAAATAAAGATCAACTCAATAATTTTTTAGAAATAACAACCCCCAAAGCCTTGAAGCAAGAGTCTTCTATAATTAAAAAAAACGTAGAAGATGACTATGAATATGCCCGTGATAATATTAAAGAAATATTAGAAAAGGGCAAGATGGCTTTGGATGGCATTCTTCAGGTTGCTCAGGACGGAGACTCCCCCAGAGCCTACGAAGTCGCTACAAACATGCTTAAGGCTCTCTCTGAGATCAATAAGGATCTCATGGATGTCCATGTTAAGGTCAAGGATAGCGAAAGAACAACCATCAAACAAACAAATAATGCCATTTTTGTGGGTTCTACTTTGGATCTTCAGGACATGATAAATAAAGAAAGAAGTTCAAAGAAAGCAATAATACAGGATAACAATGTTTGATTCATTTTATAACGATTGCATTAAAAAGAACACGATAGCGTTTGCTTCGTTATTTAATAATATTTACGTCAATAGAGAAGATGCATCAGATTCTAAAAAAATCAAAGTGCCACTTGTTTATGGCGGTAAAGAAAAGTATGTAAGCCGTCTTCAGAACCCTTCTAGTATTTCTGAAAAGGACAAGCTTCAAATAACTCTTCCCATGATGAGTTTTGATATGTCTAATCTGCAATATGATACGCAGAGACATAGAAATAAACTTGAATTTAATAAATTGTTTTATCAGGAAGATGGAGAAACAAAGGCTAAGGTAAAAATTGGTGAATATCCCTGCCTTATGCAATTTAATCTTGCGATTTATACTCGCAACATTGAAGAAAACTTTCAAATCATTGAGCAGATTGCGCCATACTTTACTCCAGAATATATTCTAACTCTGGATTTTGATAAAACTTTGACCAGAGGCATTGATGTACCAATCAATTTGGTCGCATCCAAAATTGGAAACGATTATGAAGGCGGATTCGGTAATCGCAGAGCCGTAGTTAGTACCCTACAGTTTGTTATGCGTACCTATTTGTTTGGCCCTGAACGAGAAGCGACTCCTATTCTCACGACAGATTTTAATCTCAACACTCAAGATAGCTTTTTGCAATTCATCACAGATGTTCAAGTCAACGATGATTTGTATCTTAATAACCAATCAATAACTGTAACTTGGAGACAGGGTGGAATATTCCCCAGAAATCCAACTATAGTTATTACAAATCTTTCCAATTATACTGAAGAAATTGTTTATGATCCAGAAACCTTTGATGTAGGTGATGGAACAAATAGTGTTACATTTGCAATTCCAGCTTCGGCTCCATTGTTACAGCAACTCTACGTTAGAGTATTTTTTGGCACAGTATCAGATAATTCGCCAGCATTTGAAGTTCGTTCTTCTTCTGAGAATATCTCTTTGTTAACATTGGCTAATTTTGCCGGAACATCATTCAATGATTTGATGTCTTCTAATCATTACTATTTTACTCAGAGTGGTATAACTCAATTTAATAGAGGCAACAATCTTGTCTTGGCTTATAATTATGGCTCATATAATGATCTTAACATTAAAACACCCGGATTACTTGAATATTATCGTGCATTTGGTTTAACATTTAGAGCAAATACAATTGACAATCCACAAATTCCATTTGGGAGCGTCATACACAATGGTATGTGGGCTGGTATAAGTTATGACCAAAATAGAGTTTTACCATGTTTATCAATTTATATGCGCCCCGGAGCAAATGTAAATTTATATGCAAATCAAGGCGATGCTGTCTTCGGTACAACACAAGGTACATTGGCAAATAGAAGAACAAGTGAGGATATGTTCCAAGCAACATATGGTTCTCAAGCTTATTATATTAACGGATTTTGGGGATGGAATGGTACTACGAGCACTATAAGTATTGGATCATATCCATCAGCGGGTATTACAATTGAAGCAGGATTTAGCGGATATATTCTTGATAAGAATAATCAAAATAGATATCCAGATACGGGCAAATATTCAACAGGAGTTACACACTCTCAGGGTAGTCCATCAATAAGAACACTTTTTGATCCGACATTTACAAGAAAATTATATCCAAATCGTGGGGCAACGGGTCTAAGAGCTTGGCAAATTACTGCCTTTGGTAGTAACAACCCAGCTACAATGTTATTTGATTCTGGTATTTTTGCTGGATCAACACTACCAAACTACCCACCATATAGTAGTCGTAATGATCTTGATTCGTTTGATAAGATGCGTTTGCCAATTTATATGGATTGTTATAATTTAGCCCATAATGGTAATACATTTTTAGTACCTTCTCCGTTCACTCCAAATCTTGTTACGGATATGTTGGGATTTACTGCTTACGCTGCTACAGGATTTACTGGAAGAGAAAATTTTGCTGGTAAATTCGGAACTACTTATGTTGGTGGATGGAATAAATTATTTGATTTTGTTTATGCTGGAAAAAACATTAATGGAGTTACTTTTGTTCCACCTACTCCATGTGTAGATATTATTTTTAATGACCATGAATTGCGTTGGGGACTAGGTGTAGGAACAGATTCTTTATTATTATGGAAATTAATGTTGTTAGTTGATGGATTAACAACTGCATGGATTAATAAAGTAAAACAAGATCAATTCTGGCCTCAGCTTGAAGCAAAATATGCTGAATATCCGGGATTATCTTTTGATCGTATTTTTGATGGAATGAAAAATGCATTTCTTTATGCTACCAGCGGTCCACTAAGCAAAAAAGGAATTCATGGAGGAATTCAATTTCCAATAGACGCATTACCATTACAAGAATTTTATGATAATGAATTTAAGAAATATTGGGGTGGTTTGCAAGAAACAACCGAACGCAGAAGTCCCGGATGTAAGTTTGCTCCTGTACATGTTAATAGACTTCCAAGAATAAAATCTGTTGGTAGATTCCATGATGCTACTGCTCAAAGTTTTTCACAAGGAGTGACTTTACCATATGAATTGATATATCACTATCCTTACGGTTCTCCATATACTTATACTGATTTTCAGGCTAGGTATAGAAGAACTGGATATGCCCCCACACCAGTAAACGCTATTACTTTTGCATTTGTGGAAAACACAGTTATACCTCCAAATAATCCTACTCTTGCACAGGTAAATAATGCGTCTAACAAATTAGTTCCTTGGTTTACATCAGAAAATCTCGGTCAGACGGGAACTTCCTTTTTCTGTGGCATTTCGTATAATTCACAATATTTTGAAACAAGTAATTCAATTCCCAGAATAGGCGATGGAACATTAGTAACATTCTTTGGTGAATATTATGACCCTAATACAAGACAAGATGCTGGGACAAAATTATCCGAAAAATATGAGCCATTCCTCGCTATGAAGGATGAATCTAGAATTATTCGTGGAATTATAGAAGAAAATATGAGCCATGGAGTTTCTGGAATTTTTATTTATAATAATATTCAATTTAATAGAGTCAGTTATCATATTCCTCATGGTTATGAAAATAGTTGGTTTATGGATTTTATCCCATCGTCAGCTAATGGCAATGCCGAGGGATTTACTTATACAGATCCAGCAATATTTTCAAAAACAAATTTTACAACATTTCCAAGACCAAATCCAAATTGGCAACCAATTAATTTTTACCATTCATATAATGAAAATATCTTTATATCGAAATTATTAACAACTTTACCTCTTAATATTCTCTATCAATCAGTCATTTTCCAAGGACCTATAACAAACGAAAATGACGCTGGTGATGCTGGTTACTATGGAATTCACCCTAAATCATGGAATAATTTCAAGTATAATGATGAAATACTTTTGAATCATATTTTGTGGGACATGGAAGTAGCAACTCATGGAAGAACATACGAATATCTTTCAAGTTCAGATGATATAAACATTGCAGAAAGTTTACGGGTTGAAGTTGGAGGATTTAATACATCTAAATTAAATTCACCACTTTTGAGCAAAGTAAGATTGTTAGCTACAAATGCAGCAGATAATAATCTTATATTGCATAGAATAACTCTACCAATTCCATATATTTTAACTACTGATTATGGAAAACCAGAACAAGATTCTTACTACGATAATTGGTATAACAATCATTTTGCCCAGAATGTTTTAGCAACAAGCGTTGATCCTCTTACAGGAAATACCCTTGATAATATCAATCTCATAACCACGGGAAATAGAGATTTGGATTTTTATACTAAATCAGTAGTAACTGAAAGTACTGGAACCCACTCATGGAGAACTTTAAGAACAAATCCAAATATTAGAAGATTTAGTGTAAATGTTTTTGCTGGCAATACACTGGTAGGCAATTTAATTCCAAGTAAATATTACCCCATGGGCGTTTGGCTAATAACAGATGAAGTTTCTATTCTCGCTGATGGAACCACATTCAACAATTACAATTTACGGTTTGAATATCAAGATGCTGGTCCAACGACAGATGGAATTACTACTGCACCTTATAGAACATGAGCAAAAAACATAAAGGTTATCTAGGCAATTCGAACCTCAAAGAGGCCGGAATCCATATTGATTACACCCCTGAGCAAGTTCAGGAGTATATTAAATGTGCCAAAGATCCAACATATTTTATTAGAAATTACATCAAAATTGTTTCTCTTGATAAAGGTTTAGTACCATTTGATCTATACGATTATCAGGAAGATATCGTTCAAAAAATACATGATAACAGATTTATCATTGCAAAACTCCCTCGTCAGTCGGGTAAATCTACCACAATGGTATCATACATTCTACATTATATTCTGTTCAATCAGAGTATGAATGTAGCTATTCTAGCCAATAAAGGATCTACTGCCAGAGAAATTTTAAGCAGACTTCAATTGGCATATGAATATCTCCCTAAATGGTTGCAGCAGGGCGTAGTGGAATGGAATAAAGGATCGTTAAAGTTAGAAAACGGATCTAAAATTATCGCATCAACTACCTCAGCCTCCGCGATTCGTGGTGGATCGTTCAACATGATCTTCTTGGACGAATTCGCTCACGTTCCAAATAGTGTGGCTGAAGAATTCTTTAGTTCAGTATTCCCAACCGTAACATCAGGCCAAACAACAAAGGTATTGATGGTTAGTACTCCAAACGGTATGAACATGTTCTACCACTTCTGGAAGAATGCTATTAAGAAGGACGGAGAGCCGGGTAAGAACGAATATGTGCCCATTGAGGTTAACTGGAGGCAAATACCCCTGTATCCGGGTGGACCCATGAGAGGGGCTGAATGGCGGCAGCAAATGATCGATCAGACTAGCGAGATGCAGTTTGAAAGTGAATTTGAATGCTCATTCTTGGGTTCTTCAAATACTCTCATATCCACATATAAACTCAATACGCTAGTTTATAATCAGCCATACGAACGCAGACCCGGCGGATTGAGTATTTACAAACCACCAAATGAGGATGGAATTTACTTCTGTGTAGTAGATACTTCTAGAGGTCAGGGACATGACTATAGCGCATTTGTAATCATTGATGGAAACAAAAAGCCGTTTGAGGTAGTAGCGGTCTATAGAAACAATGTCATCTCCCCATTTGACTTTCCCATTGAAGTCTATAATGCCTGCACAGAGTATGGCAATGCTCATTGCTTGGTTGAAATCAACGATGTTGGTTCCCAAGTAACTGAGATTTTACATAGAGATTATGAGTATGAAAATTTGATTTCAACTCAATACATGGGTAGGGCTGGTCAAAAAATTTCATTAGGATTCGGTAGGGGCCAAAAGCAATTTGGTGTTAGAACTAGCACTGCTCTTAAAAAGATAGGGTGTGCTGCCCTCAAGAATCTAGTTGAATGCGATAAACTGGTATTTTTTGATCAGGACATGGTTTCTGAGCTTTATACTTTTATTTCAAAGGCAAATTCTTATCAGGCTGATGATGGCTATAACGATGACTTAGTTATGTGCTTAGTATTGTTTGGTTGGCTTACTAGACAAGTTTACTTCGAAGATTTGTTGGATTTAAAGAATAAGAAAATAATAAATACAGATGAACAACAACAAGAAAATCATATGTTCGTTGCAGATATGGATGACAGGGAAGAGATGAAATTTGGTGGCGACTTATGGTTTGAGGTAAAATAAATGGCTGAATTAACACACTCTCATAATATTAGCGAAACTCTTATAGGCCTGACCACCGGAAGTGCCCCTTTAACTGTTGGTTTGACCTTTTCTGTTGATGGTGTGTCTTTTTCTTCAGTTATTTTTGACATTCTTATCAATAATAACACGTTTAATCTTTCTATTCCTTACACTGCTATTGATACTTTTAGGGAAGATAATTTATCTTCAGAATTTGTGCTAGCAAATAATTCAAATGGACTTATTGTCAGTAATACTGGTACTACATGGAACCATTTTATCGGGATTACATTATTTTCTCCTCAATCAAATGTATTTAATAGTGGACTTGCTAGTCAAATACTTGCTAGAGATTTACATTATCGATCAAGAAATTCATTTACTTTAAAATATGGAGCATTTGGTCAAACTGGATCTGGTCAAATAGCTGAAGTAGCATCATCAACTAGAGGTGAAACGCTTTCATTTAGACCATTTAATATTATTTCGGCTACAAATGGAGTAGCAGGATCCACTCTCGGATTAACTTTAGAATCTGCTAATATTCAAAGATATTATGTTGGTATAGGAACTGGTGCAACTTTTTATGGTATTGTTTCATTACTTGGGTGTACTAATAATATTTCTTTAAATTCTTCTAATTTAACATCTACAGAAATTTCAGAAATAAATGCTGATTATTTAGATCCTAATATTTCTGGAAGCGATGCAAAATTTAATACTCTCCGAAGAATTGTTGACACTTCTGGTACAACAATATTCAATACTTCTTTTACAGAATTTGTAGTGCCAAAACATATTCCGACTGGAAGTTATTATTTAATGCCAATCCCAAATTCATTTTTTGGACTTCAAGCATTTTCTACTGATGAATCTGTTGTGGGTAATTTAATTACTTTACCACAAACAAATATTAATATTACAAATAATATTTCTTCTGGGTTAACCGGAGTTTATAGTTTATCTTCCGGTGTGACCCATTTTACAAGTCCGAATTCTTCAAGATTACCTATTTTATCTCAAGGCTTTTCTAATGTAGATTTTGCCGATAAAACTTCATCGTTTTTTGATCCAATAACATTTAATTTGGTAGAAACACCATATGGTATTACGAATAATTTAACAGGAAATACATTTCACAAATTAGATTATGGTTTTAACACTAGAGGTACAACTAATTATGGAGGTGCTATTGTTAATACTGTTTCGTTTATGCCCCCATTATTTGGGTTTATTCCTCTGGGATTAACAGTTGGAAACACTTTAACTGTATTATTAGATGGTATAACTTTTTATGAAAAAGTTTATAATCCATACAATATTAATTTTAATACAACAGTTGCAGCTCATTTTTATACAGGTGAGTCGTCTGTTAATACTGATAAAAGATTTTTTAGATTAATAAATGAATCTAATGATTTATCTGCTAAAAGAAATTTAAATCATATTAACAGAGCTTTTTATAGAGTAGATTTTAATACTCATGCCAATCCGTGGGGATTTACCGGATTTACTTTTGGTCAGGGATCTACGCAAAGTCAATTAAAAGTATTTTATGGCAATCCAGCAAATGGTATATCATTTATTTTACCAATAAATACAGGTTCTCCCGCAGATTTTTATTCATTGACCGGAGATGACGTTTTTATTCCAATTCAGGGTACTGCTAGCGGGTCTACGCTAGTGCCCGGAACTTCTGTT